CCTAATTATGGATTGGCGTTAGGATAGAGGAGGGGAAGGACTCATGGCAGCTAGAATACCTGGTGGATCCGGAATCTTTTCCAATGTTAAACTCTCGCGAGCTTTAAGAGAGCTTGTGGACAATGGCCACATTTATTATCAGCAGTATGAGTGGCCCCAAGGAGGGCCGAAGGATATAGAGGGGCTTTTCTTTATAGTAGAGCGCGCCGAAGATGGCGATCCCGACTCTCGATCGCTCCGCGAACTACGCAGAATTCTAGCAGCAGTCTTAGATTCATTTCCTGATCGTAACAAATATTTTTCTGAGAGGCGCATCGAGTTGCTTAAAGATGGTGTAAAGCCATCACGTGCAATTCTGGGAGACATCAACAAAGAGCTTTTAGTGATTGAATATCCGGCCATCGACAAAAAATTGGTATTGCCTGGCACCCTGATATCTTTTGCGGATCGGATAACGCCGAGCTTTCACAAAGAGCAAGTCTACGGGCGCATGGATCCCATAGTAAGTTACCAGAATACGGCACGTAGTATGACGTTTAGTTGGGAAATGGATTTTAGTACGGGAGATTCTAGCTGGGCCTATGCGGCCTTAAATGATCTTGCCAAAATGATGTATCCTGTATATCAAGATGCCTGCGCCAACCAACTGGGAACCGGCACCTTGGTTGCAGCACCGCTATTGAGATTTTCTCTGCGTTCGGCCGACGGTGGGAGTGTAAAACTTTTGCGTGCACAACAGGGAACTGGTGGCAAAACTATTAATGGGGTGTTGGGCGCGGTTGATTCTTTTGATTATGTTTCGATGGACGCCAAGAGGGGTAATTTTACTATGATGAGAACGCCCGGTGCTAGCATGGGAAATAATATTTTACCCGCTATGCTTACTGTTAATTTTGGTATCACAGTTCTTCACGAAGGAAGCAAGGTAGGCTGGGTATGGAGCAAGTCAGAGTCGAGCAAAGAAGTTTTGGTATTTGGCCAGGGAGAGGGGTACCCTTATGGGGTAGGAAGTACCCTCAACGATCCCCCAACAGGTCAAGCAGCTGCCACAGAAGAGCCGCAAAACAATGCCCGGGCCGGCACCGATGCAGATAATAAAAATCAGCAGGCTGCCGGCAACGCTGTATTGAGCGAAGATAAATGTGGGAGTGGGAGGTAACAGATGTCTTTGAGATACGATAATCGAATAGTTTTAGTCAATGGAGCGGATATATATTTTCACGTTCTAGAAGAGCGAGGCCTTAAACGTATAGTGCAGTATAACACAGCTCTTTTTAATCGAATTTCCGAGGAGGATTATAGTACCCTTACTATATCTAAGGAGCGATGGACCCTCGGGACTCGTCTATATAAACTGGCGGCAGAACACTATGGCAATTCTCGGCTTTGGTGGATCATAGCGAGGTTTAACAACAAACCTACGGATGCCCATTTTAAAGTAGGGGACACCGTCTATATTCCGAGCCCGTTGGAAACCATCTTGAGTTATTACAGGAATTAAAATGGCAAGCAAGGTAATAGAGGATGCGGTTGAGAGCGCTCAGTATATCGAGGGAGATACCTTAGCTAAAACTTTGGCATTTAACGGGCAATGCTTTTTAGTTCAAAATATGTTTGAGATATCTCGGCAAGCACCGACCGTGAAACTCACCAGCCGCAACCCAGGCCACATGTTCGGACCTCCCCAAACGCCTCACCCCATTGAGCTTAATCGTGATCATGCAGGATCGGCCGCGCTTGCGGAGAGAGTGAGGCTAGCAGGCAACACCAGCGCCACCGCCGGCGGGAGCGTGACAGAAGCTCCAAGCAAGTTTAGCGGATATCGGTACCTAGCACCCGTATTGTCTAGCGCCCAGGGGCGCGCCGCAACAAGTTATTCGAGCCTTATAAGAAGAAAAAATGGGGACAAAATTGTAGAGATTACCCCCGATTTAATGGCACTCCTCGTCCCCACCTTGCGCATTTATAAGATGGAATACGAGTCAATGATAGATCCCGAAGACACTACCAAGTTAGTTCCCGATCTTAGTAAGAAGCCTGTGGAAAGAGAAGTGATATTTGATGATTTTGTTGACCCAGCGGACCTTGACACAATCTTTAAGAACCGTCAGGGGCGCGTAGGAGGTACTGGTATCAAGAGCTTTCAATGGGACCTTAAAGGAGTTAACCCGGCCGACGTAGATGCCAACATAACAGCGCAATTAAACATTTATTTTAACAATGTACAAGATATTTTTACTGACGAAGATGGCAACCGGCAATTAAAAGCGGGCCGAAAAGGAAAAGCCTCCTTTTTGGATTTAATTATTTATGCTCCGCAGAAAAAGAAAGCGGACAAGGCCGGCCTAAACCCAAACGATCCCCTCTACATGTTATATGATGGAGTATTTTTTGAAATTAAAGCTGTTGCAGGGTGGGCTGCACCACCCAAGGCCACCAGTATGTTTCCACGCCCGGACGGCACCACATTTGAAGATTTTCGAGAAGCCATCAGACACTCCCAGACGGTTCTTTTTTTACAGCTGACCACCCACCGCTTTGATTTTAATCAGGATGGCACAGCGAATCTGATCATAAATTATAGAGGGCGTTATGATAATAAAAGAAATTCTCACGACATATTTAATCTCAATAAAAAGTTCACAAAGCCCTATAACGAATTAATAAAAGAGAAGAGCGAGTATCCCGATCGATTTAAAAAAGGAACCGGCGGCAAGGAGCGCCTCAAAAAGGCCACCTATGACATGCAACAACATCAGGAGTACCGTTATAATAAAATAATTAATTATTTAATAGGACGCTTATATGTTGCAGAGGCTAGCCCTCTCCAATTGGGGGCTATCAAAAGAAAGAGGCCGGCCGGCACATCGAAGGGCGCCCACGGAAAGAGCGGAGGGTTTCTTGGTGCGGAGTCGGCGAACACCGACGAGTTATTCCAGTTGATGTCGAGCGTCGAAGAGTTTCCCAGCGTTTCTGGCCCTAGAACGACCTCCCCCGACGACATGGGCATTCTCTCCCATGGCGAGATCGCTGGGGTGTTTATGGAGGACCCGAGCGCGGACAAGAGAAAAGCTTTTTTAAAGGAGTTCTTTCCCCACGACCAGAAAAAAGTTGTGATAAGGCAATTTGATGCGATCACCACTGGCGCGGCGCTTTTCGGGAGCGACACTCCGGCGGCATACATCGCGAGTTCTACCAATCAATACGACAAGGGCCTCGACAAACTCGGTGAGAGTGACCAAGTTACTGCACTGCAAGCATCTACTATCGTGTCTCAATTAGGTGTTCAGCGTAAAAAAAGACGCGGCGTGCCTCGGAGCGATCGCAACTCTCGCGCCATGCAACAACGTGACTTGGAGACCATGGGTATTGACGTTCCTTTTTTCTTTTTGGGAGATCTCATTGAAGCGGCGGTATATGTGTTGCTCGATAATCAGTCTGCTGCAACCAAAAAGGAAGTGCAAGACAGCCTTCAAAAATTTATTACTACTGATATAGAGTTTTTTGATCTTAAAGCATTTTATGACATTGGTCAGAAGATGACAACGATGCTGAATGCCAGGGGCGCCCCCACCCCCAGCGGGGAGAAGGCGGGCTTTACTCCTGGCACTTATTTTAAGATGTTAAAGCTTGGGCGCATGTCTCTTAGTAAAAGCCAAAGAAAGCGCGTCTACAAGCCTATTAACATAGCATCCATCCCAATCCAGTTTGACTATTTCGTAGAGTGGTATGCGCAAACCGTAGCCGCTCAGCGTCGACAGTTCTATTTCCTTAATAACTTCATTGTAGATGTGCTAACTCAATTAGTTCGACCGTCATTATCTGCGCAGTGTTTTTATGGGATTCCTGCGCAGCAGACCCACCTATCTATGATTGATTTCATGGTCAGCAAACAACAGAACAACACCCCGGGCGCCGCACCGGTTGCTCCTCTCGAAGAGGCACTCTTTCCGCGGCCGGGCGACGGCCCGTTTAGTATGGTACATACCATTTCTGCCTTGGAAGAGGGTAACCTTCTACCCGCCCCATGTATTGTAGCGAAGGGAACAGACGCCCAAGTTGGTTTAAGCGGCCCAGGCCTTTATACAAATTTTAAAGTTATTACTTTAACGACGGTTCATCCTGATTTACTAGAAGGAAATTACCGCGCGGACAGGGAAGTGGGAATTTATCATTTTATTGTAGGAGCAGATCGCGGCCTGTTAAAAGAGGCCACTTTCAATCGAATGGATGCTCCTTATTTACGAGAAGCCCGGATAGATAGAAATCGCATTGCGGGCGCCGAACAACTGAGAGAACTCTATAATGTTAATCTCAGCCTGTACGGTGCCCCAATTTTAAAGCCCGGCCAGTTAATATATGTTACCCCATCCCCCCTGGGCTTCGGAGATCCCCGGAGTAAAAACTCGGTCTCGCGCTACTTAGGAATTGGAGGATATCATATGGTTATCTCGGTTCAATCTGCTATTGACAGCCAGGGGTATAGTACCAAAGTTAAGGCGCTCCATCAGGCAATGCCGGCCCTCGACGACATGGATATGGAGACTGCTTATGTTGGAGCAGGCGACGCCGGCGGGCTGACCTTTGCCTAATAGTACCACCCCCATCAACCTGACTCAGGAACTCCGCGACATCCTAGACGAGGCAGGAGTAGAAACAACCACGAGCCTCCCCCTGGGTGTTCAGGTGCCAATGATCGGACCTCATCAGGAACCAATTACTCCCGACGGAATACTTCCCTATACGATCGAAGACATCGCCAACCCCCTCGGCGCAAATACTCTACCAGCCAGACAACTTTTTGAAGAGCGACAGATGTATAAAGAAGTTCCTTATTTTCTAGGGCTCCCGGATCCTATGGACTCCTGGTACGATAAACTTTATTTCGGGAGAGTAGACCGCATTCAGAACGGAATCATTCTGAGAAAGGGTGATCACCTTCTTAAAGAAATACCGAGTAGTAAGGGAAACATTTTTGCTTTAAACTTTGTAGCGGACGCATTCGAAGGACTAAAACGATACATGCGCGCCTGGGGAGACGCAGGACAAATTGCGAGCACGAGCCTGTACTACGATTTAACTCCGGTCTCGGCATTGCAAAACCCTTATCGCAATTTAGATGGTTTGCGAAGGACGTGGTCCGGTGCACTAGCTGGGCGTATTATGGGAAACCCAAAACGTTCCAGGAAAACGCTAGACTTTAAGAGCTACGTTGACGAACTATTAAGCTTTATGAAGGCGGGCACGAATCGACTCCCTCTCACGGTCACAGGATATATGGTTTCGAACTTTTCTAATCCGATGAACTCGGGACTGAGCATCCAGCTAGCCCTTGAAGACTATGGTCGCGACGCTCCCAAATTCCACAAGTATATGCGAGATCCTAATTTTAGATTTTTTGTGAAAGCAGCCCGTAAATTTGGATTCTATGTGGACCGCAACGCTCCATGGAGGATTATAGCAGACCCCTTCTCCACTCCTATGTTGCAGCGTATGGCATCCTATGTACTCGAGAGCTCCCAGATAGGTGGGGGCACGGTGGCAACGCAGGATAAGTTTTTTCATCATTACTATCGGCGCACCTATACCTTAGAATGGGGACATGATGGGCAAGATGTTCAGTACCCTTATGGATTGCAACAGACTTTGAAAAAAATGTATAATGATTTTGTTAGGCAATACCCGCGCGTAAAAAAAACTACAACTTCCACAGTGAGATGCCGTCAGCGCAACGTAACTGATCGTGTTAAAACATCTGTAACAAGAAAGCCTGTCACCGATCAGGACTTGGTGGACTGCGGGGCCATGTATTGGCTCGATTTATATTTCAAGATTCGCCTGCATGAATCGGGAGTGCGTTTTACAAACTATGACCATCACGTGCGAACAGTGCGTCAAGTGTATAGGCGGAGCGGCCCCTCTGTGGGAATTCCCAACGCCCTCCGCTACATCAATAATGAAATCAAGCCCTACTTATATAATTTAAAAGTAGGAGCAAAAAGCTTGACAGAGGGAACAGGACCTGTTAGAATAGGATCAGTGAAAGACTACTAGGAGGCTTCTTGCATTTTCAGACGCTCGATAACAAGGGGGAGTGCCTTGGTTATTACGCCAACAACGAACTTCATTATGAAGAGGTACCCCGTACCGCAGATAAGACGTGGTATTACTCTCCCGCTTTAAAAGATCGCTACATAGAATACGCTCGCATTTATGCTGGGGGCGCAACCCTAACAGAAGCATGCCCAGATGAGTTTAAGTCCGTGTGGGCCAGTGTCACAAAGAGACTGCAAGCCTTCCTTAAATCTTTTAAGACAGCGCAGGTAAATCTAAACGAGACGTGCATCTACAATATAATTCCAGAGTTCTTTTTATATGAATTGTGTGATGCAAAGAATAAGATTACACAGCATGTGTTAGAAAACTATCCTCGACCTGAGAACCATGATTTTTTAGTAGAAGTAATCAAGATGCTCGAAGATATTAAGAAGCAGCCTTTAAACATAGACATAGACCCTATCATGACAAAGCTTGTGTCGGTGAAGGGAAAAAACTTTATCAAGAAACTCCAAGAGATTAAGTGGGTGTGCGATTACAATCCCTTCGGTACTGTGACGGGGCGCCTAACTACCCACCCGAAAACTTTTCCGATTCTAACCCTCCATAGGGATTTCCGCGGGTGTCTCCATCCACAGAACGATTGGTTTCTGGAACTGGACTACAACGCGGCCGAAGTAAGGACACTCTTAGGGTTGTCAGAGACTCCACAGCCCGAGGGAGACATCCACGAGTGGAATATCGAGAATATTTATGACGGAAAAGTCGATCGCCGAGAGGCCAAGCGAAAGATTTTTGAGTGGCTCTATTCTCATCGAGAAAACAAAAAGGCTGAGGCCTTTTATGATAAGAACCTCGTTAAAGAAAAGTATTGGGATGGCAAAAACATTTACACAGAGTTCGGAAGAACAATAAAAGGGGTTGACGACCATCACGCCTTGAGTTATACTGTACAGAGTACAACTAGTGATTTGGTCATGACGAAAGCAATGGAGATTCACAACAAGTTGAAAGAACTAGAAAGCAACGTGGCCTTTATGCTACATGATTCGATTGTGATTGACTTGAAGCATGAAGAGCGCCAGATGATCCCAGAACTCATGAAGATGTTTGGGGCAACTCCCTTCGGAGAGTATAAAGTGAACGTAGCCCTAGGGAAAAACTTCGGAGATATGAAAGATTTAAATATTAATGGGGCGTAAGAAATACAACAAACTCGTACGGGACCTGATCCCAGAGATCATTGAACAGTCAGGCAAGAAATGCAAGTGGCACAAGGCACAAGACCGAGCAGTCCCGACCTACCTAGGAAAAAAACTTGTGGAAGAGGCCAAAGAATTCCAGCAGAACCCTTCGAATGAAGAGCTGGCTGACATTATGGAGGTTATTTATACCATTGAAAAGGTGATGGGCCTTAATCGCTACGCGAAGATGGGGATTAAAGCATATAATCGGGGAACATTTGAAAACCGTATTGTTTTAGATTGGGTTGAGGACTGATGAACGTTATAGGTCTAGGCCGCGCAGGTTGTGCCATCGCAGATTGTTTTTCCAAGTTTCCTCAGTACGATGTGTACAAATTTGATCACAGCATCGAAGGAGATAACTGCTTTAACGTTCCAAAGAAGAAATCACACGAAGACTATGAAAAAAGCTTCCCAGATTTCAGAAAACGCTTGCAAATGATCTCCGGAGATGTTATATTCGTACTATGCGGGGCAGGAAGTATTACAGGAGCCGCTCTGAGGCTCGCAGAGCAGCTCTCAGACGTTTCTGTGACGGTTCTGTATGTCCAGCCCGATCTGGCGATGCTAAGCGAAACTGAGGCTATGCAGGAGCGCATAGTAAACAACGTACTTCAAGAATATACCCGCTCGGGTGTGTTCGAGCGTATGTATCTGGTCGCGAATACTGAAATTGAAAAGTGCATTGGGGACGTCCCAATCATCAGTTACTATGATAGCATCAACCAGGCCATCGTAAACACTCTCCACATGGTGACCGTCTTTAAAAATTCTGAGCCAATTTTGGGAACTTTTACGGAACCTCATGAGATTGCTAGGATTTCTACCATCGGTATTGTGGACATAGAAAAAAGTGAAGAAAAATGGTTTTATGACTTGCAAATCCCACGTGATGTGGTATACTATTATGGTATCAATGAGGATGATTTGAAGACTGATGGAACACTTTTCAAGACGATTAAAAATTACATCAGAGAGAAAGTGGAAGAAAAGATCAACGTATCCTATGGAGTGTATAAAACCAACTACAAACAGAAATATTGTTATTGCGTTAAGTACAGTTCTGTGGTACAATTATATATAAATGAACTAGACGATCAGGATATTGGCTGATCGTACTCTAACCCTAATGAAAGGAAACAAAATGGGTATTAACTTGGATAAGATGAGAGAAAAGCTTGCCACTCTCAAAGGAAATGGCAGCGATAAGGATAACTTCTGGCGCCCCGAAGATGGGACGCAAACCATTCGCATTGTCCCCACGGCTGATGGAGACCCCTTCAAGGAGAAGTGGTTCCACTACAACCTAGGAAACACGCCGGGATTTTTATGTCCTAAGCGCAACTATGGTGACGAGTGTCCCGTTTGCGAATTCGCATCACAATTGTGGCGCGATGGCGTAGATAACAATGATGATGGAAGCAAGAAGGTGGCTAAGAGTCTCTTTGTACGACCGCGCTTCTTCTCTCCTGTGATGGTCCGCGGCGAAGAAGACCGCGGCGTACGCATCTGGGGCTATGGCAAGATGGCTTACGAGAGTCTGCTTGGCCTCGTACTCAACCCGGAGTATGGTGATATTACTGATCCAGAAACCGGAACCGACTTGACGCTTACTTATGGTAAGCCTGCCGGCGCATCCTTCCCACAAACGAAGCTCGTGCCACGACGTCGTAGCTCAGAGTTGTGCGAGGATATGACGCCCGACAAGTGTGCGGAGCTACTTGAAAGCATTCCAGACCTAGAAGGCATGTTCGAGCGAAAGACACATGCGGATGTCACCGCGCTCCTGGACACCTTCATGAACTCGGGGATAGAGGACCCCGAAGCGGTTTCGTCCGAAACCCAAAAGTTCGGTGGCTCATCTACGACCACTGACACGGAAACAAACGCTGTTGACCAAGCGTTTGCCGAGCTAGGCGCTCTATAAGCCTAGCCCTCCACTCCCGCAGGGAGGCCCGGGGTTATAGGGGCCTCACATAAAACTCACATGAAAGGAATAAAATGAGTCTAGCAGAAACTTTGAGAAACTTGAATTTGTCAGCCGATGCGGTGGCAGAACTATCATACGAGGCGGGCACTGATGTGTTCGTCCATAATGAAACCGATACTGAGGATGGCCTTCGCGAAACGGATACCGCTGAATATCTCGCAGGCCTTGTAACCACTAAGGGACTTACAGTCACCAGTGGCTACGCCAATGAGGAGGTCTTGCAGTCAATGCGTGATAATGATCTGCTCGATGATTACGACCGCGGCGACTTTGCCTTTGAGGACTTCGTTGCAGAGGTGATCCGCGCGAGCCACTGGGACTATGAATGGGTAGACGCAAGTACCGAGAAGTATGATTATAAGCGCGGCTTTTGTACGGTTTCAGCCAATGTGAACGTACCTGTGCAGCAACTAATTGAAAACGAATCAGCAGCCACTGGATGGAAGGTGTCCGTCCAGACAGAGAATGGGACTCTCTGCGTAGACTGCTAACGCATCCCCCCCGCAGGGAGGCCCGGGGTTACAGGGGTCTCAAAAATAGTGGAGAGAAAATGGCAAAGTCAAAATCAAAAGTAGGAACCGTATCAATAACTGATCTGCGTTCCCTTATTAATAAGGCTTCCGGTATGGAAGTCGCATACAACCTCAACGAGGAGAATCCAACCGAAGTTAAGGAATGGATTCCCACTGGATCGCGTTGGCTCGATAGTATTATCTGTCGTGGTCATCTTGCGGGTATTCCTGTTGGTAAGATCTCGGAGATCGCTGGTCTAGAATCAACAGGCAAATCTTTTATGGCGGCACAGATCGCAGGGAACGCGCAGAGCATGGGGATGAATGTAATCTACATGGACGCCGAGTCTGCAATCGATCCGACCTTCTTAGAGCGGGCAGGGTGCGACTTGGAGACCCTTATTTACGTACAGGTTCAGTCAGTCGAACAAGTGCTTGAAACTATTGAACAAATACTCAATAGTGGATCGGAAAGAACCCTGTTTATTTGGGATTCACTCGCTCTTACGCCCTCTGTTTCAGATGTAGAGGGAGATTTCAACCCCCAATCGTCGATGGCAGTGAAGGCTCGCATCCTCGCCAAGGGAATGTCCAAGCTGACTATTCCGATTGCGAACAGTCAGTCGACGTTTCTGGTCCTCAACCAATTGAAGACCAATATTACCAGGTTTCCGGCCGAGGCAATGACCACGCCCTACGTCACGCCGGGAGGTAAGGCTATGATCTATGCCTACTCCCTACGTGTGTGGCTAACAGGGCGCAAGGCTAAGGCCAGCTTTGTTCTGGACGACAACGGCTTCCGGATTGGATCGGAAGTCAAAGTCAAGCTTGAAAAATCTCGCTTTGGCACCCAAGGGCGCAACTGTGCCTTTAAGATTCTCTGGGGAGAATCCGTCGGTGTGCAAGACGAAGAGTCATGGCTTGAAGCTATCAAGTCTTCGGAGAATCTCAAGCGCGCTGGCGCATGGTATGCCCTGGTACACGATGATGGAACCGAAGAGAAGTTTCAGGGGTCTCATTGGGTTGAAAAACTCGAAGACGAACGGTTTAGACAACGAGTGTTTGACATCATGGATGAAGAGATCATTATGAAGTTTGATAACCGCACAGGAAATGCACAGGATCATTACAGTTTAGATAACGAGTGACTATTTATTGGTAGAGGAAACCTATCATGAACCTGTCTAAGCACCGACTACTACAAATCATCAGAGAAGAAATAGCGACTATTACCGAGTCGCCGCCGCTCGGCGATCTTCAAAAGCAACGATCGCAAGATGCTCTGGCCAGCACTCGCCGCGGCAAAGAAAACCTAGCGTCTCGCGGCCTCGATTTTGGAGTCCAGGGGGGCCCCGACGTCGAAGGGACTATCACTCCCGGAGAGATGAAGGGTGTGGTGGGCGCCTCTACTCCCGGAGAGAAGGCGCAGGAAAAGGAAGAAGATGCCGGAGTAACACAACGTCTCGCCTCCTTGCGCACGAACGAGGCCTCCGCACTCGAACACACCATCCGAGAAGAGATTGAGGCATATCTCGCCGAAGACGACAACTCCTTCTCCAAAGCAGGAGAAGAGATTGAGAAGAAGGGCACCGAAGGTGTCTTTACGGCCAAGGCCAAGAAGGCAGGTATGGGTGTCCAAGCATATGCCGACAAGGTTCTCGCCAAGGACAGCAAAGCCAGCACCAAGACTAAGCGTCAGGCAGCGTTTGCCAAGGGAGCGGCGACGGTGGCACGAGAAAACAAGTAGGAGCAAACCAAATGAAACTTATAATGGAAAACTGGAATCAGTTTGTGAATGAACAAGAAGGATCTGTTGAAGACAGTATCCACACTATGATTCAGACACTTCTGCGTGATCCTTTTGCAAAGCCTTTTGGCACTGCCGCGACGTTTATAGGGGTGGACTTATCGTCATTCGCTGACGCGGTCGGAATGGACAGAGACGATCTAGTAGAGTGGTATAATAGCCAAGACGGTGGTTTTAAATATTACTTTAAGATCGATGATGAACTTGGCGAGATTAGAATTAGTCACCCATCCAATGTGTAGCCCCGCCTAGGCAACGCCGAGGATTTCTACGACGTAGATAAAGAATAGAACTATTTATAGGTGGAGACGTCGCAATGAAACTTTCAAAGCAAAGGCTAAAAGAGATTATTTTAGAAGAGATTGGGGAGATCGGACGAGCGATCGAGCCCAAGGACGGTTGGACAACTACCAAAGACCCAGGCGGACGGAAGCACACTCTCAGAAAACTCCTGCGAGAAGTTTACGAAGAAGAGAAAGTAGAGGGGGCCCTAGGCCACGCTGCTGAGAAGATGGCCCAGATGCTACAAAAAGAATACGGAGATGAGACTGCCATCAAGCTTCTCACTTATGCTCTTGACATTATACAGCCGGGACTCTATCAGCCAAGCGACGTTGAACGCGAAGAGTTTATGCAAGAGCCTTATCCTGGTTCAAGAAAAAGAATGTCGGGCAAGATAGATTTCAAATAATCCTTGACACCAGCACCCCATAGTGTATACTATGGTATGGGGAAACAACGACGTTACATCTCCTTCGCAAAGAAGGTCGCAGAACAATCAGACTATGGAAAGTTTAGACACGGCGCCGTCCTTGTAAAGGGGAACTCGATACGCAATGTATCGTGCAACAAACATCGTCATTGCCATTTTGGAAAGAGGTTTCGTGAATCTCACACTGGCATCCCTACCTTACACGCAGAGTTGGGGGCCATTCTAGGAATGGATCGCACCGTTACACAGGGCTCAACCATCTACGTAGTAAGAATTAATAAAGAAGGACTCCCGCGCATGAGCAAGCCGTGCCCCATGTGTGAGAGCGCTCTCAAACACGTAGGTGTGAAGAGAGTAGTCTACACCGACAGAAACGGCAGAATAGAAAACATGATACTATGAAAAGAGTAATGATCATCGATGCGCTGAATGCATATTTCAGGGCATACATTGTAGACCCCAGTATGTCCACTAATGGACAACCGATCGGAGGCGTCAAGGGGTTCTTAAAGATCCTCCAAAAGCTGGTGCGAGAGAATAAGCCTGACATGGTGGTGGTGGTCTGGGATGGACCAGGAGGGTCCGCTAAACGTAGAGCTATTGTGAAGGAATACAAGGCGGGGCGCAAGCCTATTCGCCTCAACCGCGAGAGTAACCTCACGCCCGACGAAGAGACGGAGAATAAGGTATGGCAGCAGACGCGACTCCTAGAATATCTCAATGAACTTCCCATTCCACAGTTTATGTTTCCCGAGGTAGAAGCTGATGATGTTATTGCTTACATCACTCAGTCGGAGAAGTTTAAGGGGTGGCAGAAGGTAATAGTTTCTAGCGACAAAGACTTCATTCAGTTGTGTGACGATGAGACAGTTTTGTTTCGACCTATCCAGAAAGAAGTGCTTACTACGAAGAATGTTTTGGAGAAGTACGGCATCCATCCTCGCAACTTTGCGATAGCACGAGCGATAGCAGGAGACAAGTCGGATAACCTTAAAGGAATTGGGGGCGCTGGTTTGGCGACGGTGAAAAAAAGATTACCATTTTTATTTGAGGACAAAGAGTATTCATTTCAAGAGGTTATAGATTTTTGCGAGAAAGTTGACAGCAAAGTAGTATTTTTTGACCGCGTTACGGAGAACAAAAACCTAATTATAAGGAACTACAAGTTGATGCAGCTATACGATCCCAACCTATCTCGACAAAGCAGACAGAAGGTAGATTATGTATTCGATAATCTAGGATATGAGTTTAACAGAACTGAGTTCATTAAGATGATGAATGAGGATGGTTTCGGGGTATTTAACTGGAACGATTTATTTGCCACAATGAACCGTTTTACTGTTGACAAAACACTGAGAAACAAGTAGAATAGTCTAAGAGGTGGATATGGATAAAGAAAAGGTAACCTTTTCTCGGTATGGCAAATCGTTTCAAGAACAATTGTGTATGGTCATTCTCGATGACCGTCCTTTTGCCGATCAAATAGAAGAAGTCCTTGACGTTAGCTTTTTAGAGCTTCGATACCTCAAGCTTTTTCTCAAAGTAATATTTCAATACAGACAAAAATATGGGGTTCACCCATCGCGATCAATCTTGGGCACCATCTTGCGTTCAGGTATCGATGATGAAAATGAAATGACTCAACAACAGGTGCGAGAATATTATGCTCGCGCAATGTCTGCTCGTTTGGAAAATCAAGAGTACATTAAAGATACTGCTCTTGATTTTTGTCGCAAACAGAATCTTAAATCAGCCATGATAAAGTCCATAGGACTTTTGCAGAGTTCATCGTTTGATGAGATAGCAGTTGTGATCAACGACTCACTCAAGCTCGGCGCCGATAACAACGGCGGTTATGACTGGAAGAAGGATTTCGAAGAGCGCTTTAAGCCTCGGTTCAGGAACCCTGTCACTACCGGATGGCCTCTCATCGACGACATATGCCAGGGAGGACTTGGACAAAAGGAACTCGGGGTAGTGATAGCCCCGACGGGTGCTGGTAAATCCATGGCCCTGGTACACCTGGGAACCCAAGCTCTTAAAGAAGGCAAGACGGTGGTTCATTACACGCTAGAACTACAAGATACGGTGGTGGGCTCTCGGTACGATAGCTGCTTAACACGGATTGAGTTGGGCGATTTGATGACGTTTAAAGAAAAGATTTATGAAGAGGTGCAAGACATTGAGGGGCAACTGATCATCAAAGAGTATCCGACCAAGTCAGCATCAACTCACACTCTTAAAACACACCTAGAACGTTTACGTATGAAGGGTGCCTCTATCGACATGGTTATAGTAGACTATGCGGATCTGCTGCGACCCGTAACCGCCCAGAGAGAGAAGCGCAATGAGCTTGAATCCATCTACGAAGAGCTTCGCGGTCTGGCGCAAGAGTATAAGTGTCCTGTATGGACCGCTTCCCAGACCAATCGATCCGGCCTGAACGCCGAGGTCATAACTATGGAATCGATCTCTGAGGCATTCAACAAGTGCTTCGTTTCAGATTTTATATTTAGTATTTCACGAACCACTGATGACAAACTGACAAACACAGGAAGAGTGTTTATTGCTAAGAACCGCAACGGCCCTGATGGTATAATATATCCTCTCTTTATGGACACGAGTACGGTTTCCATAAAAGTATTAGAGCCCAGCGAAGATGATGAGGTCGAGGTAAGCCCACAAGCGCAGAAACAAAAGTTGGCCGAGAAGTATAAGAAGTTTAAAAACGGGAGCAGATAAGATGTATACAGAAGATGAAGTGAGGGCTGCCACCCTGGAATATTTTAGCCAGGATGAATTGGCTACCAATGTTTTCATGACCAAGTATTGTTTACGCGACGAAGAGGGAAGCTTTGTTGAGAGAACCCCGAACGATATGCACAAACGCATGGCCAAAGAATTCAGCCGCATAGAAGATAAGTTTGAGGAGAACGCCCTGAGCGAAGAGGAAATCTTATCTTACTTTAAAAACTTTAAGTACATTGTGCCCCAGGGATCACCTATGATGGGCATAGGAAATAATTATGTTAATGTGTCCCTGTCTAATTGCGTCGTGGTGGAGTCGCCTGATGATAATATCAGCTCCATTATGGATAGTGGAAAACACCTTGCCAATCTATTTAAGCGTCGTTGTGGGGTAGGTCTTGATATTTCTAATCTTCGCCCTGAGAATGCGAAAGTAAACAATTCTGCAAGAACCACTACGGGTGCTTGGTCCTTCGCTGACTTCTATTCTTACGTCTGCCGCATGATAGGGCAGAACGGCCGTCGAGGCGCGCTGATGATCTCTATGGATATCCGCCATCCCGACATAGAAAAGTTTGTAACCATGAAACAAGACCTGGCCAGAGTGACGGGTGCCAACGTCTCTGTGAAAATAAGCGATGAGTTTATGAGGGCAGTCGAGAATAAAGGCGGCTTTACTTTACAGTATCCGGTCGATTCTAAAAACCCTACCCACGTTACCGAAATTCAAGCCGAAACTCTCTGGAATGAGATCATCGAATCAGCCACAGCCACAGCAGAGCCCGGGCTCCTCATGTGGGATAATATTATTAACAACCTGCCGGCTGAGTGCTATAAAGATGAGGGATTCCAAACACTTACGACCAATCCATGCGGAGAGATCCCTCTCTCGGCTTATGATAGCTGTCGCCTGGTGTCCCTTAATCTCAAGCACCTTGTCCGCAATCCGTTTGGGGAGAAGGCTGAGTTCGACTTTAATAAACTACAAGAGATAGCTTCGGTCGGAATGCGCCTCTCAGATGATCTGGTAGAGCTAGAATTGGAGAAGTTAGAAGCCATTGGGAAGGTATGCGACACCGACAGTGAAAAAGAATTGTGGACGAAACTCTACTCGGCTTGCATGAAGGGTCGCCGAACCGGACTAGGTACACACGGCTTGGCTGATGCAATCGCGCGCCTTAACTTGGCGTACGATTCGGATGAAGCGATCGAGATCATCGCGATGATCTATGAAACAATTCGTGACACCGCTTATACCGAGAGCGTCTACCTGGCGCAGGAACGCGGTGCATTTCCGATATTCGATTGGTCAAAAGAGAAAGAAAACTCATATATCAAAAGGCTCCCAAAAAATCTGTCTGCAAAAATTGAGACTTTTGGACGTCGTAATATTTCTATTCTTACGAATGCACCCACCGGCTCCGTTTCAATTATGTCTCAGACGTCCTCGGGGCTAGAACCCGTATTTCGAAACACTTACATCCGGCGCCGCAAACTGTCGCATGACGAGCAGCACCTAGATGCTGACTATACCGACGATCTCGGCGATAAGTGGGTAGAGTATAAAGTATTTCATCATAACGTGGGAGAGTACCTGGATCTCTTTGATACCGAGGAACTACCGGATTTCTTTGTGGAATCGAGCGGTATCGATTGGTCCAAGAGAATAGCTGTCCAGGCGGCAATTCAGCGCAGCATTGATCACTCTATCAGTTCTACTATTAATCTTCCGAAAGGAACAGACTCCGCCACCGTTAGTCAGATTTATATGGAGGGATGGAGGCTTGGTCTCAAAGGGATTACGGTATATGTAGATGGTTCCCGATCTGGGGTGCTTCTTGAAAAAGGGAAGGAAAGATTTCCACACCATACGGCTCCCAAGCGTCCCTTAGAATTGGAGTGTAATATCCATCACACCACGATTCAGGGAGAGAAGTGGATTATCTTGGTAGGACTCATGGAGGGCAAGCCCTATGAGGTGATGGGGGGCCTTTCTAACTTGATAGAGATTCCGCGCGATAAGGCGGAAGGATTTTTAGTCAAAAACCCTCGAAAAACGATAAATTCAATTTATGACCTAAAAGTGGGAAAGAACGGAGATACCGTTATTATCAAGGACTTGGTACGCGTGTTTGACAACCCAAACCACTCCGCCTTTACTCGGATGATTTCTCTGGCCCTGCGTCACGGAGCCAATATTCAGTTTACTGTGGAACAGCTCCAAAAGGACAGAGATTCGGATATGTTTAGCTTTGCTAAGTGTGTGGCCCGGGTGTTAAAGGGATATATCCCAGACGGGCAGACAGCAACTGAAAAGACATGCACGGAATGCTCAACACCCGGGTTAATATATGTGGAAGGATGCGTTACGTGTAAAAATTGCGGTTACGCAAAATGCGGATAAATTATGGCATATTCAAAAAAAGTTTTAGATCATTTTAATAATCCACGCAACATGGGCTCTCTTAATAAGGATGACGCGCGCGTAGGAACAGGGGTGGTGGGGGCCCCCGAGTGTGGAGACGTGATGAAGTTACAGATTGAGGTCGACGAAAATGGCTACATCTGTGATGCCAAGTTCAAAACGTTTGGTTGTGGATCAGCCATTGCTGCGTCGTCTCTGGCCACCGAGTGGATTAAAGGTAAAACACTACAAGAAGCCGCCGAACTTAAAAATACAGATATCGTGGAGGAACTATGTTTGCCTCCTGTAAAAATACACTGCTCTGTGTTAGCAGAAGAGGCCATTAAGGCGGCAATTGAAGATTTAGAGAAAGATAGAAAGGAATAATTTTGGGATCGATAAAAGAAAGAAAATTTAAACACATTAAAACAAAAGAAATGTTTATTGACCGTGCGAGTATGAAGCACCACAACAAATATAATTATTCAAAAGTTGAATTCCCGGAGCGAGGGTATTCTCTCACCGGAAGGAAGTTGGCAAATTATAGCGCAGATTCTTCTATTATTATTGTATGCCCGAAGCATGCGGATTTTATTCAGAGACCCCGCAAGCACTTGGAAGGCTCTGGGTGTCATAAATGTGCTAATGAGGCGACTGCCAAAGCACTCAAGGGACGACCAAGTCCTGTTGTGCATCAAAGCAAGTATCTCGATAAGAGATTGAAATTGTCCGCCGATCTGCAACAAAAACTAAAACAACAACTAGACGAGCGCCAAAAAGAAAAGACAAAG